ATGACCGATTTTGAACGGAAAGTGTATCGGATTATTTTTAATATGAGCCGCTTCGGGAAAAATCCCTCCATGGAACAATTGAAAAGGAAAACCGGGAAAGATGAGCAGACGATACGTGCTGCTGTGAAAAATTTGATGAGGGAACGTATGTTGAAATGGGATAAGCATAAAAAGGTGTGGATTTTTTAGAATAAAAAAGCTCTCAATTAAATGAGAGTTTTTTTACAGCGCATGTTGGTGATATTGAGTAATAAGTTCATCAGTTATTACACAATTTTGACCTGGTTTGTATACTCTATGCCACGGCCCACCATCTTGATGAGTTTTTTCAACTAAACCAAATGCACTATATCGTCCGTACTTAACAAGAACTTCTATAATACATCCAAGAGCTTCAATTCCATACTCAGAAGATAAAATCTTCATAAAAGAAGGTGTTATTACTACATCGTCTGTACGAAGCTTTATAGAAGCATCTTCTTCATAATCTATTTCACTTTTGCCATGAGTTTTGTATTTATAGAAAATGCTCTCAATAACTGGCCCATATTTAAACGCTACTATAGGTTCTTTGAATAGCTTTTCCCCTGTTTTCAACAAAAACTCCGCATAGATATAATAAAGTAGTTTTTGTAATTTTAAGTGAGACGCTGGTTTAAAAGACAGGACAAATTTCGCCACATCATATGCGGTTAGTTCTTTGTCTTTTGAGATCACATCTATAAAGGTTGAAATATCTTCTGTAACATAAACATCATCGAAAAAGGAATCTTTCTCGGTTACAGATTTCCAACTAGTTGAATCGGTTGATAGTTTGTGAATTCCGAATTGAACCATGCCACATTTTTCTTTAACTCTTTCAAAGAAGTCGGAAATGTAGTTTTTATCCAATCTTTCTTCACTTGAATAGTGCCAGCCCATTCTTCTACCACCAGAAAAATCACTAATGATCGCGATAAAATGAAATGCCATGTTTATCACCTCTACTTCTCCACTTCTGTGGAATTCTTATAAATCGACGCCCAACCTTTATAAGCTTGTTTATGAAGTTGATGCGAACGATTATTCGCTTCTTTATCGTCTGTTCTCCAGATTTGAAGCTCCCATGGGAAGAAAAAAGTACTCTCACCATAAAAATAAAAATGAAATGCTTTGTAGTCGCCTTTGGAAGAATCCATACAATTTATTTTGTATTGTTTTTTCAACAACTCACACATGTCCTGAAAGCATTTATTATTATGGTCAAAAGAGTCAATTGTTATTCGAATACCCAACAAATCATTCAGGCACTTTCTTAAAGCTATTTGCCCGCTTTCTTTTTTTCCCACACGATAATATTTAAGCTTATTGACAATGGAATCTGGTTGTTTTACTCTAAGCCGCAAATCAAATTCACTGTACAGATATTCCAAGTCATTATAAATGACAATATCTTCTAGTTTATCTGCGTAATGTTGGAGCAAAATAAAAAAATCATTGTCGATTGAGAAAATGTTCCTTTTTTCTGTAACTTCTGTTACGTGTCTTATTTGAGTTTTTTTTAAATGAACATGCTTTACATCTTGTTTTAAGCTGAAGTTGGTTGAAAAATCACTATGCAACTGATTTATTTCAAGTATCAACTGATGAAGATGGTTGCAAAATGACTCAATCCGACAAGTACATTTGATCAATTTTTTCTTCCTCGGTTATTTTAGTTTGATTTTACTCTTTTATCGTCATTTATACAATGATTTGCGAGGGTTTATTTGAAGTTTTTCTTGATTTTTTTAACCAAAAACTTTATAATACTACATTTTGTTCTTCGAAAACAAAATGACATACCATATGTAGTGTTTTTTTCTTCATGCCCAACTTTTCAGCACTCTAAACACAATATGTAGATGAAACGACCGTAATCACCTATTTTATCTACATATTGTGTCAAGAGTTATTAATTGTTCTACGTCAAGATTACCTCATAAAAAGCCCCCTTAGAAAAAGGAGGCAGCTTAGGATTACTTCAATAGTGATTCAAGTTTTGCTTTCGTCTTTGACCCGTAAATGCCATCAGCAGACAGGCCATACATGGACTGGAACCGTTTGACTGCATTTGCTGTTTTCGCGCCATATGCGCCGTCGATCCCAAAGTTTTTTGCGCTCTTATCCGGGTAGTAATGAAGAGCCGCCAGCGCCGTTTGAATCTGTTTTACGGCCTCTCCTCGGGTCAATGGGCTTGTGACTTTAAAAGTACCCGCAGGCAGGCTGAATTTTGATTTCTGAGTGTTTTTAGGCTTTGAGGCTGTTACCTTCTTCTTGCCGCCGCTTTTCAGCTCGTTATCGCTTTTGATATAGGAGACATTCACATACCCGTGGAATGTCTGGCCTTTTGAATTGGTGTATTCAACATATCCCCATCCGTTGACAGTTGATCCAAGCTGATATTTTACAACCGTACCATTCGGCAGGTTAAGCACCATGGAAGAAGAGGCGCTCCGTTGCGTACGTAAAACAAGGCCGTCACTTGAAACCACCGTGTTTTTGATAAAACGGCCTTTATTCGAATCGGTGTTGGTTTTCGATTTGTTGTTAGTTGGTTTGTTAATTACTACCCCACCTAATCGCGCTTTTACTCCATTCTTGAAATCAGTAAACCCTTGGGATCTGCTTACCCATGGGGCCGGACAGATTTTGTGTGTAATGTCATAGTGCCGCACGATGTCATTGATCGGATCAAGTTTAAACTTCTTGCATAGCTCAGCGCAGACTTGTTCTGCACGGGCAATGGTATCCGGATGGAAAGTGCCGTTCTTTTCAATGCAAAGCTCCACGCCGATAGATAAGAAATTCGCATTCGGCTTCAGCGCCGCGACACCCCGGTAAGGCTGCCCGTTAACAATCTGTTGGACATCATTCGCATGATAAGCCACCTCATTCAACGGAATGATACAAATAGCCTCTGTACGATCGACAAAGATATGTGCAGAAGCAAACGTCTGTTTCTTCTCAGATAGATTTCTGTTCTGTGCGGGGAGCGTTTGACCAAAGTATCTATAATGATTGGCAGCAGGCGCGCCGGGGTTTGCCGTGTAATGCACCACAAGTTTCTTCACGCCGTTGTTTTTGATTCCCGGCCGCGTCCATTTATTAATATCAATATATTGGTTTCTGTATGCTGACATAAAAATCTCTCCTATTTTGTTTTTGAATTCAAAAAAGCAGCCGGATTAACCAGATGCCTGATCGTCTTTTTCTTTTGTCTGATCGTTGTCGCTTTCAATTACATGAAGCCTGTCAGTGATGACGGCTGGTATCTTAACCCCGATCTGCGCCAAGTTTTCCGTGATGGACAGGCCCTCATTTGCGATATAAAAAAGAACGGTTCCAAAGGTCAGAACACCGTTCAAATTTGTTATCGTATCAATAATGTTTGCGACGATGACCACCATAAAACTGAGCATCTTCCGGACATATCCAAACCACGCGCTACGGCTCCGGAGCTGCTTCATTTTCCACGCTTTGATAATGCCAGTGATGACATCCAAGATGCTGAGGATCAGAAGCAAGTCAAGGTATTTCACCTCCCCGAAAAGATATGTTCTTGCGATCTGTAAGCTTTCAAAATTCATCCACACATGTATTCCCTCCATTTTGATCACCTCCTTCGAGGCAAAATAAAAACACCTATTCGGTTACAGGTGCTGGTTCACTATTATTTTCTTTCGCTGACAGTGCAACATTTAATTGTTCCTGAAGTTCCTCGCGCTTCTTTTGAGCAAATGTATATAAAGCCTTGTATTCGGCGCGCTCCTTATTCTTTTGATTCAATTCTTCCTGTAGCGAAATGGATTTATAGATTTCAATCTGTAGCTGTTCCTGAAGCTGCTCTTTTGTCATTTCTTGCATCCTGTTCCCCTCCCTATTCTTGATCTGGATACGCATTACCGCGCTCTTTTGCTGTAATTTCATCATATTCTGCTTGAGTGATGCGGCCTTTCTCAACGGCTTTTCTCATTTCAACGGTCAAAACAGTTCCATTTTTCCAGCAGTCTTCAAAAAAACCGAAGAGAACGCTTCGATTCTCCAATGAAATTTCCTCCGCTTCTTATGATTGGTTCATTAAGAGATTGCAAACACGCTGAAGATCAAGAGTTCTGGCTTTCAAATTTTCCTCTTCATCAGTTTGTGAACCTTCGCTTTCTTCTTTAATACGTTCAATATCTTCCGTTGATAAGCCCTCAGTCCAGCAGTTATTTTCAAAATCTCTTTTAACCATAAAAAACTGTTCGGCCGGAGCTTCATAAAAACCTTCAGGCGGCTCACGATCTTCAGAATTCTGATAAAACACACCGTTTACAAAACCTTCTTTATCAACTCCTAAAAAAGTTTTCATGGCAATCCCACCTATTTATCTTTTGGTCTAAAATGAATGTTGCTAATTGACACTTCATATTCTCGCCCGTCAGTCGGTCCATAAAATAGCTTTATATCGCCGCTCGGATACACAGTAAAACGTTCCTTTCCGGTTCCGTTCCAAACGTAAGCAGGAAAGATCTGCTGATACTCCGGTGCAACTTCTTCAGGCAAACTGCAAATTACATAATCACGCAGTTCCCCAGCACCCATTTTCCTCAAAAAGCCCCGCAACATTACATCGCCGCTTTCATTAATTCGATATCTAACTGGACCAAAAGAGCCTCCTTTACTTGCGAAAGGGCTCATAACCTGCAAGAATTCCCACCCACTGTCTTTATTTCTTATCACAAATCTTGATTTTTTGTGCTCCAAAACCGCTTCATATCTATCTCCAACTAAGCCGTCGTAATTTACAGTGTTTTTCAACTGCATAACAACCTCATTGTTCAGCGAAAAATCAAAATATGTGCCAGCTGAATCACGAGTATCAATTTGATTTTGTGAATAGATTTTCAGGGCCGAAGTATAAGTTTCTTCCGGAAATGTTTTGCCTCCGTCTATCGTAATTGTGCCATTCTCGATTAACACACGGTTTATATCATATTCAACATTACCGCTTTTATCTTCAGATTGCCTTCTTTGTGAGAATGATGAAGCTGTCAATTCTAAAACATCATATACTAACCAATTTGCTCTTTTTCTTTGATATATTGTACCCGCTTCAATATAGGCAGTTAGTGAATCCGAGTTTGAGATTGGCTCAAACCGGGCTCCTTTTATCAAAGAACCTTCTATCGTGATCCCCTTGATCGTGCCGGCATTTATTTTATCAGCAGACAAATTGGCGATTTTTGCGTTTGTGATTGCGCCGTCAATGATATGCGCAGTATCAATTATGGCCGTTCCGAGATGCGCCTTTTTAATTGCGGCGTTCGCAATAGCAGCAGAACCGACCGCCGCATCTGCAATTTTTGCTGATGTTATCGCGGCTGATTGAATATTGGCAGAACCGACCGCAAGGTTTGCGAGATAATTATTTGTGATGACTCCGTCAACTAGGGCTACGTCATAAGGACTGTAGCCATATTCTTTAATTATCGTTCCTTTTCTGACTTGAATTTTTCTTACGACATAACTGCAATTACTGTTATCATCCGAACCACGGCCACCCAAACCAATTGTGTAATTATTACCGGTTTCCGGTGCCGTGAATTGAATATTCACCCTCTTGAATTCATCTGCCGGGTAATTGCTTATGTCAGTGAGCCCGCTTGAATCCAAGGAAATAAAAGTGCTGCCTTTTTTTAGATGATTCCAAGATATATCTGTTGTATTATTTCGTTTCACTTCAAAAGACAATGTATACACTTGATCTTTTACAAGCGACATCGTCTGTTTGACAGAGAGTTGACAAACACCAAAAGCCTTGGCGCCATCCTGAGAAATTGTCATTTCATTGAATTCTTTTTTGTCTATTGTGTATTTTGAGCCAGAATAGGCGTACCACCAATTGCTATCTAACAATGAGCCCGGCAAAATATTGGCATTATCAAAGTTTCTGGATAGCTTATCAGCGTCAACGGCCAGGTCGGCCAGTTTTTCCTTTGTGATCGCTCCGAAAACAATGTCATCAGTCAAAATGCGCTGAGTGGTCGCGGAAAACTGATCTGTGAATTCGCTCGCTGTGCCCCGTGTGTTGATTGAGCGCAAGCGATAATACCAAACTTCATTTACTCCCGTAAAATGCTCGTATCCGCCTGTTTTGCCTCTAAAAATACGATTCTCTTTTAATGGGGTGAATCCATTTACTTGTGAAGCATACACCTCATAGGCTGCAATATAACTGGACGGATCATAGTCCCATGTCAGGGCCACATTCTGAAACATGGGTTTGATCACTACATTCGACGGAACGGGCGGTGCTTTGTCGGGAAAGCTGCCATCCGTAACCTCTCCGGCATCCGGTTTGCTTTCCCAAGTGCCGCGATTTTTTTCAATTACGCTTTCAATTTGATCAATCCGGCTGTCCTTTTGTAATGCTGATAAAAATTGGCCGATCTCAACGACGCAAGTATTTTCAGGGTCGGTAATATCGTATTCCATTGAAATAACGCGCTGCGATGTCTCAATTGGGATAGCGAAGTTTCGATCAATTGCGATCGTTGTATCTCCCAATTCCACATGTTCGTGTTCGTGTCCCGGAACGCTCTCAAGCAGTTGCACGGACAGCTCATAATTGATTTCTGTCTTGCATGCAGTCGTAATCAAATGATTATATGTGGCCTTTAAGAGCTCTTCCGGATCTGTTATGTCTTCATTATTGAACTCGCCTTCTCGATGGATCAACTTCCCATCTTTAAGACGCCCCAATCGTTCTAATAAATCCGGATCGCCAACCCATTCTTGGCCTAAAGGCTTATCAACCGGGTCGCCTTTTGATTTTTTCCATTCTACTTCAGAGAAATCAATAAAACGGGAATAACCGCCCGTTTCCTCTCCTTCCTCATCCGTAGATGCTATGGATGCCCCGTAACCCCAAAGGGCTGTCACCGGGTAACTGATAACGGTCCGCCGGATATTTGTTGTATCCTTATCACTCTCAAAGCGCTTCCCGCTGTCTTTACCGCGACGGGGAAGTATTTTTATAATTCGTTTGACGACCTGATTTCCATCAAATTCTATAGTGTCCTGAAGCTCTCCGCCCCATATATTGATCACATCAGCAATACAATCCAGCGCTTTTTTCTTATAGAAGGTAGTCGAATTCACTCCAAGCTCCGCCGACACTTCCGCCACCCATCTTGACCGAGAAAGAACGTTATCCAGTACAAACTGTGCAGTTTTATTGGTAGGACGGAAATCTTTTACAAAGGTTTCCGCAAGCTCCATTATGGCAGCCTCACAGGTAACCTGGGTGTTAACCTCTCCATCTTCGTCTGCATCATCCAATTCCTTGATGACAAACAGACGCAGTACACCGTCCTTATCCCTGAACACCACTTGATTCTCTTCAAATAGGAAGCGCGCGTCAGGGTGGGAGGCATCGGCTACAAAAGAAAAAGAAGAGCCCTTGTTGAGCTCTTCCTTGTATTTAGCATCCCAGAACGTACAGGTTTCTCGTCCGTGGCTGGACAGCACTGTCAATAATTTATCATCTGGTGAAAGTATATAAATGTCAGCCATGACCGAACCTCCTTACAAATATGCCTCATTAAATTTGATGCTGCTCTTATGACTGAACTTGATTTTAACTGGCGTCCTGGGCGGCAGCAGAAACCAATCTGATTGAATTTGAAGTGCTGTCATGATTAAATTACCGCTGCAAGTGACCTTTCTTTTTGCTGAATCAATTACAAGAGTGTCACCAGCGATGAAATCGTACAGCAGCTTGATCGTTTTCGATACAGAGCCATCAGCATTAAGAAGAGCCACCTCATATGAAGTGGCTTTCTCTTCAAAAACGCATTCGATTGTTGGGTCTACGGCTGCATAGCCCGGATTAGTAATAGTTTGAACACCTGAATTAAATTCAAAATCCTTCGCCGGGCCGTATTTTTTTGGATCGGGACAGATAAAAGTCAATGTTGCAGTTTGAAAGCCTCCCTGTTCTTCGCCTTCTGAAATGCTTTCAAAGATAGCGTTATAGACTCTGTCAGGCTCATCGTTAAAAATTAACGGTTTAGGCTCTTCAGTGTGCAGAATAAAAGTCAGTTCCTCCTGCTTTTTCTTCAGCTCTTCTTCACTGCTGAAGGCAAAAAGAACCTCAACGGTTATGACTCTTACAGGAATTCTTGTGTCCCGCAGGAAACCGCCGGGGCGATTCCCGATAGTGGCTGTATTCACTTCTCTTCCGGTCACTCCCCGGCCGCCCGTGGACTTCACATAAAAGAAGGGTGATATATCAATGCCGTCAAAAGTGATTTTCCATTGGTTAGGCAGCAATTCCTGATAATTGATCAATTAAATCTCACCCTCCTTGCGTTTGACCTTTTCTGTGCGTCTGTGACAGGCTTTTCTACTCCTTGACCGACCTTCTTGCTGTCCATCTCAACAACAATCATTCTGTCAGGCAATTCAAGGTTCCGGATGTCCGCGCTTAATTCTTTTCTAACCGTGCCGAGTTCGCTGCTAGAAATGGATGTGTCATATGCAAAATTCAGATCCTCCTGCTGAATAGTCATGGCATCACTGACGGCGCCCATAGCTTTCTGAACAGTGCCGATACCATTCTGAATCCCCACAGCGATACCGGCAGGAACCATGATCCCGACCTGATCCCGCATCAATCTGGATGGGGAGTGGATTTTCAATTTTTTCTTAATGGTTTTCTCAATTGTCGAGGCGATGGAATTTGCTTCTTTCGCCAGCTCGCCCTTCATATTCTTCATTCCAGAAATAATGCCAGCCATTGTATTTGAACCGATGGCTTTTCCGCTTTTCTTGAGAGAACCAAGCTGTTTTACATCCACTGTAAGCTCCCCAATTTTGCGGAGATAGTCATTTTTCAAAAGTGCCAGTTCTTTATTTGCGGCAGATCGTAATTCAACTATTTTCTTGGTTGTCTCGTTCTTCAGTCCGGTTAATTCTTGTTCCGCCTGAGTGCTCGCCAGCTTATGCTTTTCCTGCCACAGCTTGACATACTCATTTAACTCGGAATCTGTCATGCGTGAAATCGCATTAATCTGATCAGCTGACCCGATACCCATTTCTTTCAATTCGTCTGTGAATGCCTTCGGTGCCCGGCTTGCTATTTTTGAAATGTCATTGTTGAACGTCTTGATCTTGTCCAGCTGCTTTTTAAGATTTGCAGTCAGCTTTGAGCCGCTCACTTTTTCACTTGAGACATCGTCAAATAGACCGATGGCGTTATAAATCGCGTCAGTTCGGTCTTGCAGCTCCTTTTTATAGGCATCGTTGGCCGCCTTAATATCGGCAGTCAGTTTATCATTCACACTTTTGAATTTTGAGAGATAAGTATTGTTTGCAGAAAGAATGCCCTTGTTAAGTTTGTCAGCCGCTTTCTTTTCGGCTTCCTTCTGCTTTCTGGCCTTATCAGCCATCGCTTTTTGAGTCTGATAGATTTCCCGTTGAACCTTTACTTGCTGGTCAGAATTCAGCTTGTTCTTCTTCTTGATTTTCTCAAGCGTTTTGATATAGGTATTCCCGCTGATTTTTCCTGTATCGTATTTTGCCTCAGCTTTCTTAATCTGATCTGATACTTTCTTGGTATACGCCAGTTTCGCCTTCGCTTCCTTGCGCTGTTGCTCTTTCAGTAGCTTCTTCTGTTTATCAGAGGCGCTTTTGGATGCCTGATATATCTCGCGCTGGATTTTTCGATTTTGCTCGCTGGTAAGCTTGTTTTGCTTCTGAATCTTCTGCAATGTTTTGATATACGTATCGGCGCCCATTTTCTTGGTGTCATATTTCACTTCAGCGTTCTTAATTTTGTTGGATACCTTTACCTCAGCCGCCTTCTGAGCCGCTTTTGCTGCTTTTGCCGCGGCCGCTTTTACTTTGGCCTGTGACTTATCAATACCAGCCGCCATACCGGTGCCGACGTGATAACCGACCTGGTCACGCATTACCCTTGACGGAGAATGGATTCCAAGAAGTTTTTTCATGCCGTTAGGAATAGCATTTGCCATTGATTTCACTTTGCTCGCTAATGCTCCCGCCATGCCGCTGATACCATTTATTAAGCCTTGGATGATGTTGCGGCCAATGGATTTGAGATTAATGCCTTTAAAAAAGCTCATAACACCATTCCAAATGCTCTTTATTTTGCTTTTAACATTGTTCATGATGTTTGAGATAGCAGATTTCATGGCATTAAAGGTCGTTTTAGCAGTTGAGGTTAGCCCTTTCCAAATGGTCGTTACTGCTTTTTTAATCCCATTCCACACGGTAGAGAACACTATTTTTACTCCATTCCACAAATTAGTGAAGAATGTTTTTAATCCATTCCATGTGGCTTTTCCGGCTGTAACGATAGCCTTCCAAATGGCTGTCACTGCTGTTTTTATTCCATTCCAAACAGTCGAAAAGACTTTTTTCAATCCGTTAAGGAGATTATTAAAGAACGTTTTCAGGCCGTTCCAAGTAGTTTTCCCGACAGAAACCATGCCTTTCCAGACCGCCGTGACCGCTGTCTTGATTCCGTTCCAGACAGCTGAAAATACCTTCTTTACTCCGTTCCACAAATTGGTGAAGAATGTTTTTAATCCATTCCAGACAGATTTCCCAACTGACACAATGCCTTTCCAAGTTGAAGTAGCAAATGACTTGATGCCGTTCCATACCGTTGTGAATGCAGTTTTCATCCCATTCCAGACTGAGGAAAAGAATGTTTTCAAGCCATTCCAAGTGGATTTACCTACACTGATAATTCCGTTCCACACAGTTGTGGCGAAGGATTTTATAGCATTCCAAACAGTTGTGAAAATGGTTTTGTACAGATTGAATTCCCATTTAAAGAAAGCTGATAGCCCGTTCCAAATGGTTTTAGCAGCCGAAACAATTCCATTCCAAACAGTGGAGAAGAACGACGTTATTGCGTTCCATGTTGATGTTGCCGCTGTCTTAATGCCTTCCCATACAGATTGGAGCCACTGAGATATGACGCCCCAAACTTGAAGGGTGTACTGCTTGACCTTATCCCAATTGGCAATAATGAGAACAACTAAGGCTATAACTGCCGCCGTAATCCACCCGATAGGCCCCATTGCGATGACCCATGATGCTGCCATGCGCGCCGCATTTGCCGCTGCTTGAGCCGCCAGAATGACCAAGCGTTTACCAAATAAGATCATTTGCTTAATTCCTGCCGCCAACATTGACACAAATGAACTGATTTTTGCCGCGGTCCACGCCGCTGCCATACGTGTTGCTTGGGCTACTGATTTTGCTGCTAAAACAGTTATTCTGGCAATGAAAAGTCCCATCTGCTTAATGCCGTTTTTCAGCATTGTTATAAAAGAACCGATTTTCATCGCAGTCCATGATGCTGCCATTTTCACAGCATTAGCTGTTGCCTTTGCTGCCATAACGGTATATCTCGCAATGAATTGCCCTATAGTAGCTATCGCTGATTTTAATTGGGTGATCAATCCGGCCATTCTAATTCCGGATGCGGCAGAACTGAAACTCCGAATATATCGAGCAGCAGTCATAAAATCTTTAAGTCCGTTCGTAACAGCGCTGACCGCTACTATCGCCGGAACAATGGCTCTTAAAGCACCGATTAATGAAATGCCCGCCGCAATGAACTTCCCGATTGCCGGGTTTGCTTCCATCGCCGCATTAGTAAATTTCAAAAACCCATTTACATTCTCCAAAATCGTTTTGCCGAGTGGAGCCATGCCAACAAGCAAGTTGATGATAGTCTTTGCGATCTGCCCCAATGTGCTCCATACTGTAGGGCCGTTGGTTTTGATATAGTCAATGAACGATTGAAATTCTTTTGTTTTCGTAACGCTGCCTGCCCACTCATTGAACCGCTTGGTCAGATCTACGAGTGATGTCATCATGTCTTGTGACATAGGAGCGAATCCAGTAAACAGCTTTGTCAGGCCGCCCGAAAAGTTTCTGATAATCTGCAACAATTTTGGGCCGTTGGTTTTTGTATACTCCACGAAAGCCTGAAATTTCTTTGAGGAGCCCAAGTTCGCTGACCATTTCACCCATGATTGGGTCATTCCTTCGATGGATTTTGTCATGCTCTTTCCGGTCGGTCCGAATGCTACGATGAGATTGAAAACTGTCCGCAAGACATTCCCGGCAGATCGGCCGAATGAAGCAAACGCCTTCGGAGCTTCTTTATTCAGATAGGAAATGAATCTCTGCATGTCCGGAGCCTTGAAAGCCTTGTCCATGCTTTTTGCCAGTCCCACGCCCTCTTTCGCCAGCCCGTCAAACATTGGAATCAGTGAGTTAAGCGCGAGTTTGAACGTATTAAGAGACATACCGAATGTTTTTAAGATCGGCTTTTGAACCATCGTACCGATGTCCCGCCAGTTGTCTTTAAAGTCTTCGAGGTTCTTTAATGCCTCTCTCTCTTCTTTTCCAAGAGATTTTTGCAGATTATTGATCTGTTTCATGATTTTAGCGCGCTCTTTTGCGCTTGTTGCGTTGTCCAGCTTCTCCTGCAGCTTGGAAAGGTCTTCGGATGCTTTGAATACACCGCTTATCGAAGTAATAGCAAGGGCGCCGAATGCCGCCGCGCCTGTTCCCGCTGTTGCAAATGCACTGGTTAACCCCATTACTCCGCCGGCTGCCACCCCGAGCATAGGACCCAATGAGCCGATTACCCCGACAATACTTGCAAGGGCTGGCGAGATTGCAGGGAGTAGAGACGTTAGTGCCCCGGCAATTGAATGACCGATGACTGTTGAAACTGAGTTTGTGATCTTGGCAAGCCTGTTCATTGACGTTTCAAACCGATCAATTCGAGCCTCTATACTGATCCATACTCTTCTCGGTAAGGACGCCAGAGCAGCGCGAGCCGTTGCCACAGAGCGCATAAGCGCAGCCGTGTTTCCGTTTATGACCGTGGTAATTCTGTTTGGCAGTGAAGCCAAAGCTGAACGGACTGCCGAAACCCCGCGCATGATAGGCGACGTGGTCGCATTAAAAGTGGTAGTTACGTTATGAGATACTGATGCTATGGCTGACCGCGCAACAGCGACAGCACGCCCTAAAGGAGTGGGATTTCCGTCTATCGTCGTTGTGATTCTGTTCGCCACCGCCGATAGCCCTGCTTTAGCGCGTGCCAATGCGGAAGATAACGGCCGCACATTCCCCATTAATTGCGTGGTGACAGTTTGGGGAATCTGTCTTAATCTTTGCTTCGCCCAATTGACGGCCCGAGTTAAAGGGTCTGAATCCGCATCTAAATCAACTCGCGTGCGTTGATGTCGATGGACAAAGTTATCTATTTGTTGGGCCGCCTGCCGTACTCTTGCCTGAAAGCTGGCAATCTCGGCGTCAACCTCGACTGTGTGATGATCAGCCATCCGGCGCATTATATCGTTGACGCGATCCATACTGCGATTAAATTTTCTTGTCTGTGCTTCAACTATTGCTGTCAGTCTTTCGATCATTCCCTCACCTCATTCCTTGACCAAATTTGCAAAGTGGTTGCGGATTGTATCATTAAACCGCTGAACCCCTTTGGCTCGTTTGCCGAGCTCGTTTACGTCTGACTTGCGCCATTTGTCGTTATCGCCAGTGATATTGCGCTCCAATTGGCGTCTGGCCTTCTTTGCATCAAACATTTTCGTTTCTTTGGGGCGCTTCTCATTCATGGCGTAACGGTGAAACATGGCGTTTCTTGCCATAAGCTCCAATTCATCTATTTCTCGCAACTTGGCCCCTTTTAGTAAAAGTTTGTACTCGTTAGGAGTCCATGACATGATTAAATCCACATCATAAACCCCAAGCCAATGTGCGGAATTCGTAATTATTTGGTCATAGTCGATCCCGTTCTCTCTTTGTATGCCTCTTTCATCATCTTCAAGACTTCCTTGCCGTTCTCTTCGTCCTCCAGCCGTTTCGCTTCCATTTCCGGTGTTTCGTTCGGAGCCGGTTTCTTCCCTTTGTTCATCTTCTCCATCATCTTCCAGCGCTGACGGATCACGCCTTTGAAAAAACCCGCTGAGTCCAGTGTTGTGAATGCTTCATTGATCATCTTGTCAATTGCCTCGCCTGTCTCGTCTTCATCAATGATTTTCATGATTGCTTCTTCAATAGCCTCAGTTGATGGCTTTTCTTTCTTCAAGTAAGCGAGTGCACAATCCCAAAAAGCAGAAAGATAGGAAGCCTCTTCGTTGAGCAAGCTCATGTAAATATTCATTGTGCCGCCTTTGCCCTTTTCGTCCTCAGTGGAGTATTTTTCGTTTGCCAATCTGTCAAAAGCAAAGTCGCAGCGTGATTTGTATTCTTTATCTCCGATAGTTAAGTAAGCCATTTATAAAACCTCCGATTATTGTTGTATGTTAAAAAAAGAGCCCGGGAAGCCCGGACCCTATAATTCCTTTTCTGTTCGTATCGTAAAATTGGCCGAACGTTCCGATTCCCCGGCCGAGTTCACTGCCGACACGTTAAAAATGTAGGCGGTATCCGGCTTCAGATTAGGATTCGACGTGTACGAATTCTTTGAGACAGTCGCTATTTTTGCATAAAATCTGTAAATGTTGTAAGATGTCGCCCCTTTCACCGCATCCCATGAAAAACTCACCTGATTTGAAGTGGCACTTTTCGCAGTTATATTGCGGGGTACGTTAGGGCGTAACCGCTTGTGTTTGCGTAACAATCTCAGTCATCAAGGACTCGCCCGCATCGTTCACAGCAGAGACGTTGACCGTCAGTTTCGTGTCGGCCGCAATTCCTGTCAAGGTGTGGGATGTGCCTGTGACAGTTGCGTCCAGTTGCTTGCCCGCTCCCCTGTATACCTTATATGAAGTCGCCCCATCTACCGCATCCCATTTCACGGTCACGCTGTCAGTCGTAGCCGTGAACGATAGATTTTGGGGCGCATTAGGGCGTAGTCGTGCCGCCGAATTCCTCAAACTTAGTCGCGCCGGCAGAGGATTCGATCATCGCTAAAATTTCATCTGATAGTGGCGGCAATTCGCCTTTGAATGTTTTCCCGAGCACAGGCAGAGTTATTGAAACCTCAACAAACCCATCCTGCGGCTGACTGAATTCCAAACTTTCAATAATTGCATGTCCAAAGACAGAATCATGCTTATCATTTTTGTTTTTGTTTTTATTGACTTTCCAGACCTTAATTGCCTTTTCGTTATCATAAGCACTTTCAATCGCTTCCTGCCCCGGATCGGTCACAGCAGCATAATAAGTCAGCTCAAAGCTTTCATTTTTTGTACCATAACCGACAATACGGCCTGATTTTGTGGACTCATCCAACGTGTCCTGCTCTTTCGTGTGTGACCCTTCTGTTTGAAAGGCGATGAACAGCCCGTCTGCCCCTTTTGCATCCATCGGCTGCACAAAATAAATCTCATCTTTACCGTTTAATAAATCTGGCATTTCTTTCATCCTCTCAATTGTTTATTGTGAAGCGCATTCTGAGAATGCCGTGACGCGTGTACCCGTCAATATCGGTGATCACCTGCATGCTGCGCATCTCAGAACGGCATAAAGAAAAGCCCTCTATTGTTAGGGGCCTGCTTGTTAACGCTTGAAGCATGAGGCTCAAAATCTCCATCGCTTCTTTTTTTCCGTTGTAACCTGACCAGCAGTGCAGAACGACATTAATTTCTTCACCGTTGGATGTCTTGGTTTTAAATGGGGATACATCATCATCCCCCATTGTTACATAAGGCTTTTGCTGATCTTTCGGGACTGCATCAAAGACGCCCGTGACGCGCCCGTTCAGCTCTTCGTCTGTTGATAACCTCTTAAATAGAGCAGCCTGCAACGGCCACAGGGCAGATCGCATGATGACAGCTCCTTTCTATCACATTTGACTAGCAAAATACCGCATGCCTTCATCCACCGCCGGATTCCAGAACGGCTGCGCCCGCATTCCCCGCGTGACCACCCATCTATTAAGCTTGGTGTCATAATAAACCCACGGCGTTTGCCGGCCGCCGCCTTCCTCTGCGTAAATCCCTGTTCCATATTCCACGTATACGGCATAATCGGCACCAACAGAAATAACGGCCCGTAAGCCGCCCTCTTGGTAGTCGATTTCAATTGAATTTTTCAGGTTCCCCCCGTCTATTGCGGCGGTCGGAGCATTCAGAACAGCATGGCTGTAAATCAGCTCGGCTGTGTCTGTGACAAGCTGCTTAATATCGTCTATGACCCGGTTGCTGAACTCGCTCGTGGCTCTTTGCATCTGCCTGACCCATCTACCGCTCACCTCAGCCATTGCCCTTCAGCACCCCCGTAACCTGACATTTCAAATTCATAATCTCATGCATGCCGCCCTGGTCGATCGGATCTGATTTGAGAGTCAGCACCTTGTTTTCGTAGATGATCCGCATTGTCTTCTCAATATCATTGCGATACGGGAAATACACATTGCAATCAACCGGGTTCTGAAGTTGCTGAGCCTGATAATATTCCCGGGAAGTAACCCCACCGACAAAAGCCTCTGTTGTGAGATAATCAGTGAATTTTTCAACATATCCCCCGCCGCCGTCCGGCACCTTTTCCAACCGCTGAAACGTTATGACGTGCGGGAATTCCTCATATATCATTTAACTCTCAGCCTTCGATATGGCGTAAGGTGTTTTGTGATGTACCGAGGAAATTCTGTATTGTACGAATAGGACACATCCCCCATGCTTCTTCCCGAGAGTCCAGAAGGATTCATGTTATATTCCGCAGCCTTCGCAACAAAAAGCTTCACGCCAGCTGGTAAAGCCTCCGGATCGAAAGTGTTGCTACAAAAATCACTGGCAGACTCAATCAAAATAGGGACTATTTCAGACAAATATTCGTCATGCCTATCTGTCTTAATCTCTGTCATTCGCTTTACTTGTGCGATGTCCACTGAATCACCTACTCTTCACCTAAGACAATCTTGATCAGTTCGTCTTTAGGCGCTTTAGGGTCAAAATCATATTCATTCTCTTTCAAGAAAGCAATAATCTCATCTTTGTTTACCTTCTGCAGTTGAGCCTCAGTCATATCAAGAAGATCGGCAGCTGGCTTCTTGATCTCATCCACTCTCTTAAAACCAATGTGAGAATAAACCACCTCAAAAGCCTTTTCAGTGCATTCAATAGTTTTGGAACCGTTAGATGCTTTCATATCACGCACCGCCTCCTTCCAGTGCTTTTATCCGATTCTCTAAATCAGATAGTTTGGCTGTCACATCGTCACCGAGTTTAGCTAAAGTAACTGCCTTGGCACCGATGTTGGCATTTTGTACACTACCAGTGCCGATGTTACGATTTTGGACAGAACCGTCACCGATATTGATGTTTTTCACTTCTCCGTCGCCGATCATTTCCGAAGTGATAGTTTTAGGAGCAGGCGCAGAACCCGATAACCCGGTCACCTTCGCACCCTCTTTTATTTCGAGCTCGCCGCCGATCACCAATTTGTCGCCGTTATTAGTGCTATAGTTTTTAGATGTGTACCCCATAAGCTTACGCCTCCGTTGCTGGTGTAATAGCAGCAAAAGCATCATCGGTCAGTGTCATGAATCCGACTTGCTGAGTTACACGGAGAGCAACCATATCTCTCTCATACAAGTTGATCGGGTTTCCGTCTGCATCGACAATGGTTGTCAATGTTGCATCCTCTGAGATTTTGTATTCCATGCCTTGAGGGATTCCGTAACGTGTGTAATTCCAGTCAGCTGCAAGTAATGCCGCTTTTTCGTAATCCCATGACTTAGAATCCGCATATCCAATCGGAAGGCCAAGAGCCTGCTGTGTGGCGCCGCCTGTTGCATCGTTGAAGATCGGAAGACCATTACCATCCTTTGTGCCGCGGAGCTTTTGACGGAATCGGCGTGTTGTTGTAAAGCCGTTTACATCTTTGTCAGCGTCTTCAACAAGAGCCATGACCCCATTTAACTCATCATATAGATTGCCAAGTGAGTTTAACGCAATTGTGTTACCAGATTCCTTGATTTTTTCAAATACAGATACGCCTTTTCCAAACGGTGAATCTACACCGAATAACGCAGCCTGATCAAATTTGATCGCAAAGGCTTCAGCGATAGCAGGGCGCATTTGTGTGAAGAAATCTGTTACAGAGTAGCGCAAGAATTCTTTAGAAACAGGGATGATGACACCCAATTTCTTTGAAATCATTTTTGCTGTTAACCATTGAGCCTTAGAAGTTTGGATTCTCTCGCCTTCTCCAACCCAGTAAGCTCCCGGTCCTGAAGCCAAGTACGTGAATTCCTTCACCGGCTTACTCATTTCTTCATATTTTGCTAGTTTCGTGACAGCAGATTGGGTCATAAACTCTTTTAAAACCAGCGTTCCTTGTTCAGTTGGAACCTTCCCATTTACTGAGTCTTGCATTAATGCATTGTTTGGATTAAATGTTGGCATTAAAGATAGCCCTCCTTATTTTCTAATACTTGCTTCAGCTGCAAGCGAGCTGATGTCTAAATCTTGATTTGTCGGTTCATTGCTGCCGGACTGGATATCACGGCCATTCTCTTGAAACTTGGATTCAATAGCCTTTTGAAGTGCAGCGTTGTACTTCTCTTCGAATGCTCCGAGGTTCTTCATCGTTGATTCTTCATCCTCACCGATAAAGAATTCCACTACATCTGCTGGCAGTTGCTTTTCAGAAGCATAAGAAACAGCTTTGTTTAAAAGCTTTTCACGTTGTGCCGCTGTCTTTTGATCTTCCAGCTCCTTTTCGAGCTTCCTGATCCGCTTCTGCTCTTCTGTTTCTTCCGGATAAAGCTCTTTTACCTTTGCATCAACCAGAGCATCGAGGTTGTTCGCCTTCCACGTATCAAGACCTTTTGTAAAGTGAGAATCCAACCGAGGCTGAATGAGACGTTTTCCTTCTTCTGTATCTAAAAACCCATTCACCTTGTCAGCAGACACGGCAGAAAGTTCATTCAGATACGACTGTACTTCTTCGTTTTCTTTATTTTCTTCAAGAAATTTTTTCACATCTTCTAATGTTGGCATTACGCTTCTTCCTCCTTTGCCCTCTACAGTGCGCGCCTGTTATGAGTGCATGAAAAATAAGCCTTTTAACGTCGTGCTCAGGACAGGTCTTTAATGACTATCTTTATACAACTGGTAATTTTGCAACGCTTCACCCTTAAAAATAACGGTCAGACTGCTTTGTTCATTCTGTTTTTCAAGCTCCTCTAAGTTAGCCCTGTACATATCCTGTGATTCAATAAGCTTTTTGGCTTTTTTTGCATCGAATGTTTTTGTTGGCAACAGTGTTTGTTTCAGCTCACTCATAATCTCGTCGTAACTATCAGAGTCATCGTAACGAATAGCGCAATTCAGCATTTCAAGCAAATATTGAATACGTTCATTCACTTTCATAGATCATTACCCCTTTTCCTCAATGGATTTGTACCACTCTTCATAGGTTTGGTATGGGATTGTTTGGCCTGCCCCGCTGCCGCCTTCCCTCGCCCTTCTCGTATCCGGCAGCACGCCGTTTACTTTAAAAGCAATCGTACAACGGCAGTTAATATCATCTTTCGCATTATTCATGTGCCCCGGAGCCGGGCCGACGCCGCCGTAAATTGATTTGAACAGCCCATTGCGTTCTATTGTCTTCCCGTCCAGCTTCCTGTGCCCTGCTCGTGTTTTAAGATCAAGGGTAGCATTCCACATCTTTTTAAGATTGCTCCGTTTTGAGGCCTTCTCAGCGCTTTCCATCCTCGCCGAGACTTGTACCCTATGAGCTTCTGTTCTCGCCACGTCACGGGCTTTTCTGCGGGCAAATTCGGTAGCTCTTTCAATGCGGCGGGCAATCTTCGAATAATCCTCCCCCGCTTGCAGGCCCTGTGCGACGGAAATTTGAATCTGCCGGACATAATCATCTCGATGCCGCCTGTATATCGCTGACAAAGTCAATTCAGCTATAGGGTTTAGAATGGCCTGCCGAATGACTTCGGCTGTCGGGATGCTAAAACCCAAGTTAACCACGGATTCCATTTCAAATAGATAAGCAGAACGCATATAATTCTCTAAAAACTGCTTGGCTGCTAATGCCTCAACAATAGTCAGAATGGTTTTGAAAGCCTTGTGAGATTCCTCGGCCATCCTCTCCATTTCCTTGTTCAGACGATTGTATTTGTTGGCATCGGCAAAAGTAAGCTGGCCGTCCTTGCTGTACTTCGCATACAGCCGGGCAATTTGTGCATTGATCTCCTTTAAGCGAGACGCAAAAACGACATCAATCTTCTGAGCATCCCCAGTGATCATGTCGTCCAGGTACTTATCAATATCATTCTGGTTCATCTTCATCACCGCCCGCGTCTGTTTCCACATCCGTTAACGGCGGCATGTTGAGCCTGTATTCCTCTTCTTCCTCTTCCATCTTCTTCAGCTCATACTGGACATCATCAACAAACGACAGCAGAGACAGGCGGGTTTCTTCGCTTACCATTCCTTTAAGCTGTCCCGTCGTGTTTGCTTCTTCCAGTACATTTGCCGGAAGGTTTCGCTTAAATCCAAACCAAACTTTTTTATAATCTTCAGCCGCCGCTTGCCTTTTAGTGCCCCATGCGGAAAAAATCAGTTTATATTGATAACGCAGAGCAGCCGTCATCTTCCGTTCCATTGTGATGCATTTGTTTTCAAGCGACATCAATTTATATTTCATCGCTACCCCTGAAACGTTCCCGCCAAAAGATTCATCGGAGAAATTGACCGATTTTGCAAAGCGAAGGATATTCTCTTCCAACCTATCAAGATGGTTTTCTATGATGGCATCGTTTATATCCTTTGTCAGATAGCTTACGTCGTCTTTTTCGTCATACAATTCAAGGATTCCGGTCTTTTTGAGCTGGTCAAGCGTCTCTTCATCAGCGCCAAGCCCTTTTAAAATCAGGTATGCCAGCCGGTATTGCTCAATCTCATTCGATGCATCGGACAATGTGCGGTCATACGCATCAATTAACGAAAGAACCTTTTCTGCATCTCCCTTTAACTCCTTGTTATTTGCTAAACCAAATAAGGGGCAGCCATCAAAAAGATGCAAGACCTTTTTATCAAAAGTGAAGGCCGAGCTGTCTTTCGTACTGAAATAATAAACATATTTCTGATCATAGAACTCTGCTTTGATCTTTCCGCCGTACACCGTGTAATATCGCAAAGCGTAAGCAGGTTCATGGATGCTTCCATCAGTAATAAAGGCGCATTCCCATGGATCAATATTTTTTATACGCTCGTTTCCAGAACGATCAACGTAAGCGAGGCGGGCGCCGTAACCGCAAATAGAGGCCATCTTCCCCCACTCGCTGTCTTCATCAGCAATGTTATTTCCCATATTAAAATCTTCGATCAGCTGTTTTACAGGTATTGCAGTGCTTGCCGCATCGCTCTCATCAAACTCATATGCAATAGGGTGGCCGAACAAATAGCCCACCTTTGTATCAATGATTTCAGAGTCAAACGAGTTGTTCAGCCTATTGTTTACTTTGTGATCAATACGTTTTAATTTTCCTGTTTCAAAATCCTCGTATTCAATGGCTTCTCTGGATAAGATGGGAACGCCTTGAATCTCAGCCTGGTACCGATCATAAAGCTTTTTCATTCTGTCATGATCCGGCTTATGTTCCTGAATGATCTTGTCAATCAATTCAGGCGTTATGCCGGACTGTTCAATCATGTCTATAAAATGATTCATCAGCTCACCCCTTTCCGCCTTTTCGGTTTATTATGGGAATACAGAGCGTACCGGAGTGAGTCCAGCACGTCGTCCCATTCCTTCACAGGATCGCCAGTCTTTTGATTCCAAACATACATAAAAATTTCCTTTTCGAAGCGAGCGACCTTATCTTTCACGATGAACAATTCATGTCGCTTAAACAGCCGCGCCACTTCTTCGATACCGGATATGACCGCCTTATCAGCGTTCAATGCACGCAGTTTCTCTCTGCGGAATCGCTGAACGTGTTCCGGCCGCGCAGTATCGCAGTAGAAATTGATGTTGCCGTATCGCTCTTTGATGTCCTTCGCTATCTTCACCCAGTAATCAATTTCCTCATGTTGCTTGGCATATTCTTCGAGCAAATAAAAACACCCCTGGTCATCTTGTCCGATTACAACAATAGAACCCGGGTGCTCATATCCCCAGTCGACGCCCGCAAAATACTTCTTGAAATTGACGCGCCTGTTTTCCAATTCCTCAGAGCTGATATAGTGAATATCCTTATTGAAATCCTTGTATATGACTCCTTCAGGCGCCACCCAATAACCGTGTATATCCCGATCTGTAAACATGCCGCTCGGCGTCGATGCCACGATGCTCTCCACATATTCCGGATCGAGAAAATTGTTATCGAACAGCGAGAAATGAAATGACCGGATGTTCAGCCGGCCGCTCTTCAATCTTTGCCCGTCTTTGTCGATATAATCGGTTTTGACGGTATGCATCGGGTTTTCGGGGTTTGTATCCATCATGACCACAGCACCTTTATAAGAGCACCGGGAAATGACTTCCTTTACAAATGAATCATGCAGGGCAGTCGCCTCATTCAGAAACGCACCGGCTGACGTGAATCCCCGCGCTTTTTTCCATGAATTTGCGTTTGCTCCGTCAAAGCAATATACCTGATTACCGAATATCTCAACGGCGCTTGACATATTGAGCTTCAATTCCTTCCCAAGAATCTGCTCTAAATCAGTCAGAACGTTCCGCCTGATAGTTCCCAGATTCGCACCGCCAATGATAAAATTCAGGCCCATATTTTGATACTTACTGACGTGAGCAAGAAACGCCAAAAGGAGCACGAATGTTTTTCCTGCCCTCTTTGCACCGCTACAAATTAGAATTTTGGGTTGCTCTTTAATAAAGCTGTCCCAAACTTCTTTTTGCTTTTTATTCAGTTCCATCGGCGTTCACCATTTTCCTCAACATTGCGGCAATATCATTTTCTTGGGTGTTTCCGTCGCCGCCGTTAACAGCTTTCTTCGTCTTCTCGATATTCAAGCGCATTTGTTCCAATTTGAGGCGCCGCTCATCTTGCTCATGCGCCAGTTGGTCGAACTGTTTTATCAGACTCCGGAGCTCTCCCATTGCCCGAGATTGAGCGTTTAAGAGAGTCGCATGACGATCCCAAGCGAATTGTATTTCAAGTTCTTCTTCTACAATGTTTTTTTCATATGTTAAATTGCCTTCTTCGTCCTCATCTTGATGATAAACGTATTTTGCCTTTTTCAGCTCTTTTGCCGTATCATCTTTATCCTGCACAAACATAATGCGTTGCGCCCGTAAAATGGCCGCGTATTGGATCTGAATTTGATCCCATATCATATCAGCAGGGGAACGCTCCTGAATCTCTTCCATGATTTCAAGCGTTTCTTCCGGCAGATACTTTGAGAAGAACCCATGTGATACAGCGTTTTGATTTCTTGCTGGAGCCGCCCCGCCGCTATTTCCTAATGCGTTTTTGTTGCCGGGTTGCCCGCCTATTTTTGTGTGCACACTTTTTTCAGGGGGTGCACCCTTTTTCCTTTCCCAACCATGCCGCTGCTTCCACGATTTAATGGTGTTCACCGACACCCCGTACTTCTCAGCAAGGTCCTTATATTTCATGCCTTTGACGTAATCCTTATACGCCTGAATGTGCTTTTCAGCCATCTACATTCACCGCCGCCCCCTTCTGATTCGTGTTTGTTTTGGAAAAGATATTCCCTCTAAACCGACGCCGCACTCAGACCGTTAACCGCCAAAAGTTTTTCTGAGATTTACCGGAATCGGTTTACAAAGAACATAAAAAAGCACCCCGAAGGATGCTTGTTTTTACTTCTTCAGTTGACTGGCTCTCCAATCCATATACTCATGGAATACAGTAGGCCCCGTCACGTTGTACTTTCTACCTATCAGCCACAACTCTTCTTGCATATCTTTTTCGATATCATCCCATGCTCTATGCCCTTGTTTTTCTAAGAAATCATTAAATTCTTTTACCATTGGTTTCATACTCTCACCTCCCTACCTTATTATCGGAGTAGAAGTGGGAGAAAGGAACCATTCGCAAAATTTGTCGAACGAAAGTGTCTTTCATAAATAGGTGGCAACCGTAAGACGAAAAAACACCCTTTTGACAGGGTGCTCATTTCCGCCTATGTTTTTGGAAATCCAAAATATCCTCTTTCAGAAAAAGTCTGTCCCGGGGCATTTCTTTCATCGGCTCCAATTCCCCGGTTTTTACTAACTGGTTCAGATACTGACGGGTAAACCCCAATATCTCAAGCGCTTCACTTGTATTGAGTATCTCTTCATTCAGGAATTTCTTGATTGCGTCACGCTCTTTAGGCTTGTACATTTTTGAATCATCCTTTTTTCTCGCGATATTTCAAGTAAAGGGAAAATGCTTTCTCAATGATCGAAACAACAAATAAAATGATCAGACTAATGTCGAGAGCCGTTTTCAATGGTCCCGCTGCCACATCCTGACGGAAAAACAACATATACGCCAGGGCGAGAAGAACAACAATATCGGTTGTGGACTGTACACTTTTCATTTTTTTGAAAGTGGCTGGCTTTCAGGTATTTTTCTTTAGTCGCCGCATTTGCTATACTTGGAGCAAGGGAGAAGCGCTACCTTCTCCCTCGGCTCAAAATCATCTGCGCTTTCTAGGACGTTGGCGTTTTTTGATTTTGGGCTTTTTTGTTTTAAGCTTTTCCCTGATGATGAGGACTTTTTCAACAACTGTGAGAGTTGTGAGGATGATCCCCAGTACCAATGCGATTTCAGCCACTTTCTTTCCCTCCTTTCTATACTTTAATTATACCTCGTTTATTTACTCACGTCAAGTAATTTAATGGACTTTTTTCATTATTTATCCAATAAAAAAGAGCCTATTCACGCTAAACAGAATAGGCTGTGATCTGCTCTATTTTTCATTTTCAGGCGGGAACGTTCAATGTTCTTCTGCACGGTTCCTTTTTTAATCCCCAATAACTGCGCTATCTCTTCGAATGACATGTTTTGCACAGCGTGCATCATGAAAATGTCTTTTTCTCTTTCGGTAAGCACAGATAGGGCATCAGCGATTCTTTCCTTATCCCAGTCACTTACCTCTCCCTCAGCCTCTTGAACGATTGCGTATTCTTCCGGCAGCGCATCAATTAAGCGCGGATCAGCAAGAATCGTCCTTTGATATGCGTCTCTTCTGTCAGCACCTCGGCGGGCGCCGGGCTGTCTTCCGTTCTGCAGCCATTCGAGAGTGAATTCAATATCGCTGATCATGCTACTGATAATCTTTTTGTCGTTGATCTGTTCAGCCGTCAGATTGACTTCGGCCGTATCTTTGTAGAGCCGGTACATTTTTCTTGTTTCTCTTAAAGCCCGTTTGTACTCAATGATTAAATCTTGCATTCTGATTCCTCCCATTATTTGCGCTTAAATGCGCCGCCCTTGCCTCGTTTAAGTCTTTGCATGTCTTGTCCCATCATTTGCCGCCAAAAGCGTTCAGATCGCTCCTGCGCGTTTTTATTGGGCTTTTTCTTTTTCTGCTTCATGTCATCCCTCCGCTCAAATAAAAAACGGACACCAATCAGAGCACAGTGATTCTGTGCAATGATCAGTGTCCGCAGGCTTTCCGTCTTGGACTTATTCAGTTAAAGCAGCACATATGTAGCAATGTTCCCGATGATCGCTGCTATACAAATTGCAGTTAAGTGTTTCGCAGCTGTGAATCCTTATCCTCTCCTATAACTCCCATAAGAGAGATTATCAGAACCAGCAGCAGAACTATTTTAAAAGCTATTAACACTCGTCTTCCCTCTTCTCTCTATATTTATCAATATCTTGAAAAAACGCCGCGGCCGTGAATGCAATGATTGCGCCTATTAACGTGATGTTTGCTTTCATGTCCGGCCTGTATTCGTACTGGAAATAAAACCAGAATCCTAACCCCATCAGCATAAAAACTATTCTCAGCGCCATCGAATCCCCCTTATTTGATTTGGAATTTTGCTGATTCAAATGTCCCGATATAATTCCGCTTGCCGGAATCAGAATAGCAGTCAAGCTGGATGACATAGGTTCCCTTTCCGGTCTTATTCCGGATCGTTTTCACGTTGAATGATTTCAGAGGCGTTGCAGTTTTAAAGCTGCCGCGCTGTACTAAATTCGTATCAGTCAGCCCGCCACCGCCGCGCTTCTTGTATACGCCGGCCGTGTAATAAAGTGTTCTTAAGCCTTTTTTCTCGGCTTTCCAGTCCACCGTTGAGGCGCTGGCCGTGTATGTCGCGGCATCCGTAAACACCCGGCCGCTGTACCCGGATTCATTTTGCCAGCCGGACCATGCGGCGGAAGCAGACGGCGCAACGGCCGCCGCTCCCATAAGTAATGTTGCTGATAGAATGATTGATTTGAATATTTTTTTCATGATTGTTCATCCCCTTAGAATTTTTGAGTCATTCTACAATTTCTAAATTTTTTATAATTTTCTTTAGAACTTCGATATGCGTTTTGTTAAATTCGAAGATGTGTGCCTCTGTTGACGAATCATACAAGTCAACTAAATGACCATCGGTACATATCTCTAAACGGTTAGAATGCCTATCGCTTATTTCCAAACTGTTAATATCCGAAAGCTCTTTACTCACTCCGCGCCCTCCTTTACTCTCTCCACTGGAACCCGATGTTTAAATTCACCTGTTTCGGGCTTAATATTTTAATTTGGCTCCAATCTGCAAACAAACTTTTCAACTCGTTCTTTGTTGATACAGTTTTAACATGGAACGTCTCTAAATCGATTAAATGTATCTTATTTCTATTTGTAACATCCATTTTCACAATCCAAACATCGTCATTTCTTAAAATGAAGTATCCATCTTGGATATCATTAATTGATAACCCTTTGCGCTTCTCTTGTTTCACTTTCAAATTGATTGTCATTCTATTACCTCCTCGATCTCGTGGCCGTCCCACACTCTGTACGCCGTGTTCATTCTAGTGAACCATCCCAAAGAAGCATTTCACCCGCCGGAACATTGAACGTTTCCATAATCAGATGATGATCAGTTTCGCCATGTTTTTTCATCACTCTTTTGTATTCACTAAGGGCATAATCAGGGCTTACCTCATTGATTTCTTCATCTTGAAAATTGTCGTAATCGTCCGTATCGGCGACGTTCTCAATGTAAATTTTCTCGGCTTCCGCCTTGTCTTCCGCTTTGAGAAGCGCGTAATATGGGTTATTTATTTCATAGAATTTCATTGTTCTTCCCCCTTCAATAATTGAGCTGATTTGAGAATCTGTTTAAAATGTGACATTGCATGGTCCCAACCGTCGTAATGACAGGGACGATTTAGTCTCTTGATGTCTTCCCTACCTGCTTCCATTTCATTGAATCCTTTGATGACTTCTTTGATATTTTGATTGTCGTCCAGCGTTTGGATAGCCGCTTCCAGATAGACTGCCTGGTCAAGAGTTTCTTCAAGTGCATGCTGCAACCAGCCGCGCAGATCATAGGCGTTAACTTGAACGGGCCGGCCGTACTTGGCAAGCCCCTTTTCCTGTTGTGCGTTTAGTTTGCTGATGACTGCTGAAATGATTGGGTTGTCGGTGTGGTTCAT